AGTGAATTTTTGTTTGATAGAATTTTCCAATGCAAAACGTTCCTCTTGTGTTGGAACGCCATTGTTGAAATTTATCCAATACGATGGTGAAAAACCATTTGCAATGTTGTTCATGTGAAATTCAGCCGTCAATTTATCAGTCACAATCCACGGAACGGCACTTCGATAATCTGGCGCCGAATAAACTTCTTGTCCAGCCGTATAAATGCCACCGTAAAACAATTGACTTGATTCACTTCTATTGTTTACGTTAAAAGATGCAATTTCACGTGGTGCAAATTCTTGTTTTCTATATTGTGCCCAATCAGAACTTATCCAATACGAATCAATGACACCAAATTCATTCACTTTTCCAGCACGTACTTGTTCAACTGGCACGTGATACATTTCAGCAATCTTTGTTTTGTCTTTTGACCATATTACATTGACAGCATACGCACCTTGAAGTTTTATGTCATGTGACAATTTTGACCATACATCGTGCAATGTTTCGTTTTTACGATTCACCTTTTTCATGAATTGTTTTGCACGTGAAATCGTTTCGGCATTTTGAAATTGTGTGTTTTCAATAACAAAACCACGACCAGCAATCATTTGTGCTGTTGCATTTACAATTGCTGAATGTGTTGGACTTGTGTTGTATATTTCAATCAAAAATTGTGGATACAAGTTTTTAAGTTCTTCCGTTCCGTATTCAATCCAATCATTTTGACTTGTTTCTTTGACAACTGGGGTTGTCATTTCAGAAAACTTGACATTCATGAATGTATTTGGGATCCCGTGACTTTTGTTTTGTTCTTGTCTTTTTTTCTTTGCCATTACGAAATATGTATGAAGTTTGTTGATGGATTAGTGTGTTGAATCGTTGTCAATTCATCAGTATCACTTACCGTCATTTTTCCTTGTTCCAACAACGAAACAATTGATGAATCATTGACATCAAGATTTGTACTTGATGTTTGTTCGTAAATTTTATAGTACCAAAAACCAGCACGTGAAACTTTGATTGTTCCATTTGTTGACTCTGTATTTGTGCCACCTTCAGTTATTTTTATTTTGTCAAATCTTTCATCAAGTGTCACATCACTTGAATTTATTTTCAAAATTGTTTTGGCACTTGTGTGTTGTTGGTCACTTTCAAGAACAACAAGAAGATAATTTGACAATTTATTTGAAGACAATCTTTCTGACAATGTCACAAACAAAGTATTCAATTTTGGCGTTTCAACACCACTGGAAACCGTTCTTCGTGTCAAATAAATCATTTTGAATCTTCTTGTTTCTTTTTTGTTGTCTTTATTGGTTCAAAATAATTTGCAAAGCCAGTTTGTTCCATTTCAAGAATTTCTTCTTGTGTCAAACTTGTTGCGTTTCGATATGCACCATTGATAAAAAATCTTTTGTCAGCAAACTTCTTTTTGATTTGTTTCATCTTGTGTCTTTTTAATAAATATAAAAACAACGCATTTGTTCAATTTTGTCAACTTAATACAAAAAAAAAGATGCATTTCTGCATCTTCTTTTGAGTTATGTTGCACAATATTACGTTGTGATTGTAATATTTCCAGGCGTTGCTAAACCTTGGAACGGAGAATCGTTTTGTTCCAAATATCTTGCTGGTATTCTTTCATAAGCAGTGAACGTCAAATCATATCCGTTCATGTCCCCTCTACCGGTTCCGGTTGATATAGTACCAGCCGTCACGTTTGCAAGATTTTCTTCACCAATCAAGAACAAATTGTTGTTTGCATCGAAAACAAAAATGTACAATGATTCTTGTGCAAGAATCTTGATTTCATTTCTGTCAGATGGTGTCAACTTGTTCAATTTTATTGTCACAACTTGTTCAAAGAACACCGTGCCATTCTCTGCACTTGCATTGATGTTTTGTGTGAAATTACCTGTTTGTGTCGGTAAATCGTACTGAAACACGGTTGTGGCTGCAATATCGTCAATGATTTCATCCGAACCAATAGTCAATGCACCAAGTGTTTGTGCAAAGAATATTTTTTTTATTCCTCCAACGGCATCACTACATTGTAATGCACGTCCGGCTGTTAATGCTGAGCAAATTGGCATATCTTTTTTGTTTTTTTATGATTAAGAAAGAACAAGACACGATTTGTGCCATGTTCTTTCTATATTAGTTTTATGCAGTTGTACCAAAGTACACACAATCTTCACCAGCTACAATTTGGCCGCCAGCGCTGAATTTCATCACACAACGTACATTTGAACTTCCGTCAATCTTGGACATATCAAGAATTGAAAGTTGTGTCATGTCACCGAATAAATCAGTTCCAAAGAAAATGTTTGATTTTCTCATTGCACACATTCTGTTTTCAGCAAGTCCTGGTGCATGTACCAAGTTGATGCCTTCAAAGTTTAGTGGAGCAGCACCAACATTGTATTGGTTCAAGTATCCAAGTTCAGCCATTTTTGCAATGTACAAACGCATGATTTTCGTTGAAATGTAAATGTTCAAATCAGCTGCACCATATACTGCTGCTGGAATCGCATCACGTACTTCACCAAGTTTTGTCAATACGTTTGTCAATGTGATTGTTGCTGGCGTTACGTCAACAACATCCGTGTTTGTTGCAAGAACACCAGTTGTGTCAGTTGCAATTCCTTGGAATCCACCACCAGATGCAGTACCATTCCAAAAGTTAGTTTCAACGTGGTCGGCAACCGTTTCACCAAGATATTGAACAACAAATTCTTCAAAATCTTGTGGAATGTAATTGTTATTTCTACCAGCACGCATTCTTTGTGCCATCCAATCTTGTGCCATTGTGTCTGAACACAAGTCAATGTTTATTTTTAAAGGTGTTGGTGCAAGAACTGATTCCGTCAATGTTAACGTTCCAGCATTTGCGAAATCGCAATCTGCAGCCGTTACTAATCCGGCGCCTTCAACTTTGTTTAAAACTCTTTTGTATTTGACGTTTTCCAAAACGGTAACGTCATCAAGTGACTTTGCACTTAATAAAGCTGGAGCAATATATTGTCCCGCCTGTTCGCCCGAATACGAGCTTGATGTGATTACTAATCCTGCCATCTCGTTTAAATTTAATTTTTTTAATTTATTACTTTTTGTTTTCATATTGGAATGCAATTCTTTCTTTTATTGTCATATTCTTCCAATCCTTGTTCAATTCAACTTTGTTGTATTTTGAATTGACTTTGACTTCTTTTTTGAACTTGGACTTCACAACTGGTTCGCCAGCTGGTTGCTCACTTAATTCAACAACTTGTTTTGCCAATTCTTCTTTTTCTTTTTCAATTGATTCAACTTGTTCTTCAAGACCAAATTTCTCTGATTGCATTGAATCAAAATCAGAACGCAATGTTTCCAAATCTTTTTTAACTTCTTCAAGAAGTTCTTTCATAACAATACCGACAGCATCAAGAATTGCTGAATTTTCAGACATTTTGACTTCTTCGTCTTCTTTGTATTCTTCGTCTTCTTCAGCGTCAACTTCTTCTTCAACTTCTTCAATTTCTTCTTCGCTTGGTGTATATTCAGTCACGATGCCTTCAGCATCAACACTAAATTCATCACCACTTTCCATGATGTATGTTCCTTCAGCTAACGGAAAAACACTTCCGTCTTCTGCAACTACATTGACAACAATACCAACGCCAAATTCATCAGCGTCACTTGATACAATTGTTCCATCTTCCAATCTTGATTGGAATGCAAATTCAACTTGTTCGTTGTTTTCTTCGATGCCAAGCATCATTTTCAAACGTTCTTTCAAATCCATGATTCTCTGTTTTTAATAAATATAAATGTATTTGGTTTGTTTTATTTTTCTTCTTGTTTGATGATTTTTTCAGCCCAACGCATCATGACATCACCACCCCATAATGCATACGAAATTGTCCCGCAATCGTCCCAAGAACCAGTGTCGTATGCTTTTGCACGTTTTAAATACGAATAAACACGTTTGACGGTTTTGTATGAAATTGGTTTTCTGGCTGCCAACTGACTGGCACGTATTTTACCCACTTGTGTGGCACATTTGTTTCCACGAATTTCGTTTTCAATCATTCCTTTTTCAGCATTTGCAGATGCTCCTTTTGGATAGTTTGTGTATGATGCAAGTTCATGTTTTTCCATCAACACTTCTTTCATTTCTTGTTCTTCAATCAATTCAATCAAAGTGTCAAGAATTTCATGGTCGGTGCATGGCATAAAAACTTCTGTACCATCTTCAAGAACATGTGCATGAAAACCATCACAACCAAGTTGTTTTGCGTATTCAATTGCACTTTCTTTTGTGTCAAATATTGGAAAACCATACATCACTCCAATTTGTTCAAAATCTTGTTCACGGGATCCCGTGACATTTGACAACGTTGTCATTTTATCGACAAAATATCCTTCGATTGATAGTCCTTTCAAAATGCCGTCTTTTATGCCTTGAATGACTTCTTTGTTTTCAATCTTCATTGCAACCATCCATGTGCCAGTTGGTACGTCAAAACCATACGTTCTTGATTTGTCATTTTCTTCGTTTTCTACAATCCAAGATTCAACCGTAAAAACACCAGTCACTTTTGATTCGTGTTGTATTGTTGCGTTTTTATTATTTTGAAATTTTAAATAATTGTGTGCGGCTTGACGAACCGTTTCTTTTGAAAAAAAGACGTAATATTCTTGACCTGTTTTTTCGTCATATCGAAATATTTGTTTGTTTGGAATCAATGCTGGTGAAATCAACATTTGTTTTTCTTCGTCTAATTTCGCAAGACAAACATTGTTTTTCTTTTGCTTGTTGAAATACAAGAAATCAACCATGATTGCTGGTTCTGTCACCAATGATATGGCGTCAATTGCCAATTCTTCGTTTCCTTCGTCAATAACAAGTTCAACAATTTTGAAGTGTTTGTTTTCCATTTTCTTGTTTTTAATAAATATTAAAATGTCGCTTTTCGTCTGATATTTGCCAACTGATTTTGTGAATTTGTCATTTCATCAGTCACGACAAATGCTTTTTGTGGTTGCATGAATCTTCCAACGTTTTGAACAAGATTGTTTTCACTTGCACCAGCAACACCACCACGTGCAAAAGAAACACCACCGCCAGCAACGTTTATTGCTGACAATAACGGTTTGAACATTGATGTTGACTTTGCGTTGATTATCGATTCGCCATTTGATATGTTCGCATTGATTGAATCACTTGTTCCACTACCAGGTCCACTAATCAAACCACCACTTGCGAATTGTGGTGTTGACGAAAGTACGTCTTTTGCTTGTTGTATGTTACCCATGATTTGAGCCAATCCAGTGGTGTATAAAGCAATTTTTGTGGCTGCGTATGTAAATGGAGCAGCTGGACCCGTGGCTGCGGCAAATTGTGCGGCTGCAACTTCAGAGCCACTTACCAATGTTGATATTGCTTTTGCAGTATTCAAACCCAATTCAACCAATGCAACGGCACGTTGTGCTTTTGAACTTTCTTTCAATGCACCTTTTATGATTCCAACGCCCTCTTGAATTGTACTGAAAACTTGTTGTTCCAATTGCATTTCAGCTTGTGTCAATGCTTGTTTGTCTGCAAGACGTTGGTCACGAAGTTGTTTTCTTTTTTGTTCTTCTTCTTGTTCTTTTTTTGTTTGTTCTTCTTGACGTTTCTTTTCGTCTTCAGCAAGTTTTTGTTCAGCTTTTTCTTGTTCAGCAATTGCATCCAATCTTTCTTTTTCACGTCTTTCTTGTTCAACACGTGCCTCGTTTCTTAATGTTTCCATTCCAGTCGCAAGACGTTTTTGTGTGTTGAATGAATTTGTTTGCAAGTTTATCAATTCAACTTCAAGTTGTGCCAATTCGTCATAATCTTCATTTAAAGATTCGCCCAATGCAACTTCTTCTTGTTTCAATCGAAGTTTTTCTTCAGCAATTTTTATTGCCTCGGCAGTTGTTTCAAGTTCAAGTTTGTTTGCAACTTCAAGATGCTTGATTCGTTCTTCAAGTGTCAAGTTTTCATCTTCTGCCAGCAATCGTGCTTTTGAAATTTCTTGATTTGTCTTTGCACGTTCAATTGAAAATTCACGTTCCGTGTCACGTAACTCTTGAACACCTTTTGTGATTTCTTGAATTGCTGAAACTTCATTTCTTATTTCTTCACCAATACCAGAAACAACACCTTTGACGGTTTCAGCTGCTCCTTTGAAATCGCCAGTGAAAAACTTTGTGACGGCTTCACCAAAACTTGAAATTCTATCTTTTATGACATCGACAGCAGTTCCAACAGATTTCAATGCAATTTCAAGTTTGTCGGCACCACGTTGTGTGCTTGTGAAGTATGAAATCAATGAACCAATCAAGACAACAAACGCACCAATACCAGTTGAAATCAAACCAGCTTTGATTGAACCAAACAACGCTTTTGCAGTTGGAATGACTTTTGCAAATGCAGTTTTGACACCACCAAGTGTGACACCAAACGCACCCATATTGTCAAGTGATTGTGTTTGTTCTTTGTTTAAATCTTTCGTTGAATCAGTAACGTTGTCAGTTGACTTTTTTACCTTGTCCAATGATTGCGTTGCTTGTGCATCATTGACATTGATTTGAATATCTATTTGCTGTTTTTCTGCCATCTTCTTTGTTTTTTATGATATTGTCCAAGAACAACTTTGTTGTTTGTTGTTTTTAAACGTATTTGTGACATCATTGGAAGTGTTGTTTTCATCACTTTCAACATTCCAATCATTTGTTTTCCAAAAATTTCAAATTCGTTCATATC